GTGGATTTAATAATTATTGATTTTTTACATGAAAAATTCATACCTGAACTTCAGCAGATATGGCGTCGAACACAGCCAACGATCATAATTGAAGGACCCGAACTGATATCTAAAGAATGTCAAAAATTATTGAAATCAGATCACTACGCCATTAGAGAAGTTGCTAAAAATTACTACGTGTGGAAAAAATAACCTAGCATTGAAAATATCTCATAAATAATTCACCTTATCGAAACTAGGAAAAATATGAAAAAAATTGCATTTGTCACAGGCATGACAGGACAAGATGGTCCTTACCTTGCCAAACTACTTTTAGAAAAAGACTACAAGGTCTACGGACTGGTTAAACGATATTCAAACCCCAATCTTGATAATATTAAATTCCTAGGTATTGAAAATGAAGTGGATTTGATCACCGGAGATATCACAGACGACGGCTGTATGAACCATTTGGTCAAGAGTCTCAAGCCCAATGAATTTTACAATCTCGCTGCACAGAGTTTTGTCGGAGCCAGTTGGGATCTCAACAAAATGACCACTGAGGTCAATGCTGTGGGAGTGCTAAACATTCTCAATGCCATCAAACAACACAATCCAGACACCAAATACTATCAGGCCAGTACCAGTGAAATGTTTGGCAACAGCATTGAGATTTCTGGAGGACAGCAAGATGAAACAACTCCTTTCTGGCCACGTAGTCCCTACGGTGTTGCCAAACTGTATGCCTATTGGATGACTGTGAACTTCCGTGAAAGTTATAGTTTACACGCTTCAAATGGTATTTTGTTTAATCACGAATCGCCGATTCGTGGTAAAGAATTTGTTACTAGAAAAATTACAGACGGTGTAGCTCGGATTAAACTTGGCCTGCAAGATAAGATTGTGCTAGGTAATCTAGATGCGAAACGTGATTGGGGTTTCGCTGGTGACTTTGTCGAAGCCATGTGGTTAATGCTACAGCAACCAGAGCCAGGCGACTATGTAATTGCTACAGGTGTACAATACACCATCGGTAATCTATTAGAATGTGCATTTAAACATGCCGGTATTGATAACTGGCAAAATTATATCGAAACTAATCCAGCATTTGTACGTCCTGCAGAACTGCACAGCCTATGTGGCGATCCAACAAAAGCAGAAACTGTTCTAGGATGGCGGCGTAAAACTGATTTCGACGGACTTGTTAAGATGATGGTTGAAGCAGATATTAAACGATATAGCGGTAATCAGGGCATTGACTGGACATTACAAACAAAATGAAAAAAGCAGTAGTTACAACATTTCACAAGGCTGGCTATGAAAAATATGGTCGCAAAATGATTGAAACGTTTTTAAAAACATGGCCAGCGGATGTTACATTGTATGTTTATCCAGAAGATTGTGAAATAACAGAATCTGCTCCCAACCTAGTGGTTAGAGACCTACATGCCACTGTGCCAGCATTAGTTGCATTTAAGGAAAAGTGGAAAAATGACCCCAAGGCAAGAGGAGAAGTTGCTACTGGTCCAGTTGATCGAAAAGGTAAAGCACCCGGAGTTGGCTTTCGCTGGGATGCTATTCGATTCAGTCATAAAATCTATTCAGTGTGCCATGCCGCTGCCAACTGCAATGCTGATGTACTATTTTGGATGGATGCTGATATGGTGTGCCACACACCAGTGCCCCATCATTTCATTGACAAAATGGCGGCTCCTACCATTGGTTTAGGATTTTTAGGTAGAGAGAAGAAGTTTACAGAGTGTGGCTTATACTCTATGAATCTACAAGACAAAAATACTCAAGAATTTCTTGTTGAATTTCAAAAGGCCTATGACACTGGCAGATTGTTTACCATGAGTGAGTGGAACGACTGTTGGGTATTTGACATTGTTAGAAAAGAAGTTAAACAGCGTCATCCTGAATGGCAGTGGTATGATTGGAGTGCCGGATTGTTTAAAGGTGAAGGTCATCCCTTGATCAACAGTGCATGGGGTGCTTACCTAGACCACCTTAAGGGCAAACGCAAAGACTACGGTAAGAGCGCAAAGAGTGATCTAATTGTCAATAGACACGAAAAATACTGGATTAGTTCTCCAGGCTAAATTCGTGTTTAGAGTGTTTGGCCTTGTAGTGTTCGATATAAGGTCCAAGCACAGTATGACGTAATGGTGTCTTATAACCCTTGGTGAAATCTTTGCATAGATCATTGCCCGGGGCTTTTAATTTCTCAAAAACATAACCGTAGACATCGTTATCGTAGAATCTTCTTAACATAGTGTTGTCACGTTCTACGTAATGTCTTTTATATTCACTGGCAAATTCTTTAAACTGCGGGTGATGAGTATTGACCGCAAAGAACCCTGTTTCCGGAACAAACCATCTACCAGGACTTCCATCTTTGGCTGTTGTGTAAGTCACTCCCATGTGTGTGCTGAGCACATTTGAAGGAAGAACATTTTGTAATAGCTCTAATGGCAAATGGCCTACTGACAACACATCAGCATCCAACCATACAATTCTATCTGCTGTGGAATTTTCCATGGCATGGATAAAACTCCAGGCTTTTTTGGCAAATTTCTGGACCTGTTTATTTGACGTTGATTGAAATTCATAGTATTCAGGTTTGAATACATCAAATGATATTTGTTTTAGTCTAGGATGATCCGGCAAACGAAATTCTTCTACATAACAGGTCAATGTTAATTCTTTTGGCCAGTATTTTAACCAAGTCTCTACACAATCTTTGCCTATAAGATCATAATACCGTTGATTGAAGCTTGTTATAATTTCTATGTTCATACATATTTTCTCATGTGTGCCCAGCATGCGCCATTTTGAATTTCTTCAAAGTTCCAATGAAACATGGCTAGTCTTTCTGCCCAATTTTGTCTGTCCGGAAGGTTGGGATTTTCAATTTGTGCTAGATCAGTGTTGGCAATTTCTGCGCATTGACTTCTTATTGGATCTGTGACAAAAATAGGAAACCCTTCAATGGCAGCGCCCACAGTAGGACTGGAATTGTGATTGACCACAGCCCAACAATTTTTTAAATCATGTTCCAACGAGTGCCCGTCTCTAGATAATCTCACTCCTTTCAACATGCCTATTTTTTTAATAAGGTTGTTGGGACTTAGATATCCCTTGGCTCCTTTGTCTCCTGGATGCGCACGAATAACTATATCTCTTGTAGAATGTTTGCGTAGTTCTTTGATTGTTTTTGCTGTCCAGTCGATGACATCGTAACCACCCATGCTCCATCCGCCATTTCTTTGGAGACATAGTAGAATATGATTGCCATTTGATCTATAATCTCTAAGACCGATGCCTAGATCTGCAGATAATTTTTTCCAACGAGCAGGATCAATTTCTTTGTCACAATAATTACCAGTATTGGGAAATATTCCATCATAGCTGTATCTCAAATAGTGCAAAGGATTAGCTGTATTTTTATAAAGAAATAAATTGCTGTCTGCCAGCAACACTCTTTTGCCTTTGGTTTTTTGATAATCAATAATCTGCTTTCGAAAATCTAAATGAGGACTTTCTTTGGAATTTTCATGTACCCAACCTATCATCATGGCCACGTCTGCGTCTATCAGAGTTCGTTGAGTATGGGCTATCACTTGATCTCCCATGTAGGCCACTCCCATAGCGTATCGATCAAGGATCTCGCCTTTCTCTACATTTTTATTGTTGGGGGGCAAACAGGCCAGATAGGAAACAAATTTCACTTTGTGCCTTTTTCTTTCTTTTCTTTCTTGGTGTTATTATTGTTTAAAAATTCTTTTCTATCTATACCAAGATAATGTGTAAAGTGTTCTTTGAGTCTGCTGTTCTCCATGGCAAATCTGCTGATATGTCCTTGAGGAATAGTCAACCAATTGTTATAGTGTGGGCAGTATGTTGACATAGGCCATTTTCGTCTCACATGATTTGCTGCATGATGATCGTATGGCTGCGGCAATTTAAAAATATCGCCATTATACCAGGTCATGGAATAGTCTCTGATAAAATTATTAAATTCTGGATTCTTTGTATCAAATGCCACAATGCCGGTGTCTATGGGACAATCATCCTTGTGTGGCCAGTCTGCACCAGTGTCTAGTGTTGCCCAGATATTGTTGCCTGGATGTAACATTTCCATGGCTCTGGCTCTTGACAACTCTTTTTCCACCATGATATCGGCATCGATCCACACAACCAGTCCTCGAAATTTTCTAGCTGCCCATACCTGTGTGCGACTCTTTTTCCAGAATCTGTCTGCTTTTGTGCCGCCCATTCCTTCTTTAACCCAAGGGTCTTCTGGGTTGGCTACATCTTTCCAAAAACTGTAAATCTTTCCAAATCCTAGATCTATAGGCTTGTCGTCCCAAACAAATACCACATCTCCTGGTAATTTATCCCATGATGGCAATGTTAAATTGGCAGCATAGTTATAATACTCTCTAGATAAACTGGTCACCCAGGTAATAGGTGCATATAACTGCGTATTATTTCTACCTATCTCGTTGGCATAGTCTATAAGATATTTCCACCAAACATCAGCATATTCGCAGGTTCTATAATTTTCAAACCACGGACCACCTTCGGTCCAGTGATAGGCCAGCGGTTTACCGGTAGCGGATTCTTTGTTCCATCCTACCAGAAAATTATATTTTGTTGACAGTTCTCCAATTTCATTATCTTGCAACCATTGAAATCTGTGCAGATAGGCACCGTCTTTGGTGTTGACATCATCTATGGTTAACCGTTGATTGCTGGGATGCTCGCAGTTCCAAAGTATCATTGAACTCCAATTTTTCCTAGGATACTGTGTCTGTGTTTTTCCGTCCATTTTTGTTGTATTGGTCGGAGTGTGCTCGTGCTTGACAACCATTACAGCGAATCTTGGATCTGCTTGTTCGAAAACTTCTTGAATATCGCCATCCCATACAAAATCACAGTCACAAAACAAAGCCCATCCTTGGAAATTAGACAATGTTGGAACAAGAAATCTTGTAAAGGTAAATTCTGTTGACCCTAACTGGTCAATATCTCTAGAATATAACCCATCTCTGCGCAATTTAGATTGATTAAGAGATTTAACCTCAGCTGTAGCAGAATTTTTATATATAGAATATTCACAGACTCGATAAGCGATATCTTCTCTGCTGTCATATCCTATGTATACGGGAAAAAAATCATTGTTCATTTAAAATTCTCCAGGCTGAGCCGTCTTTGAGTTCGCTGACATGAAATTGACAGTAGGCCAAATGATGTGCCCACGCTTCAACTTGTTGTAGATCGGGATAATATGGTGTTTCAATCTTGCTGAGATCTTGTGCTGTTACAGATTTAGCTGCATGTGTTGAGCATAGAGTAAAAGCGGGATATCCGTATAGCACTGCTTCAGTGGCAGCGTTGCTGTTGAATGTCACTAGCGCATGAACATCGTCGTCCAAGGCTTCTTTGAGTGAGTTAGTGATCATTCTGTCAGTGCGACTTTTCACACGCTCTCTAACTTCAACAGGACGATCAGTATACTGTTTAATAGTTGCAATAGTTTCTTCCAACCATTGATCTAGATCTAATCCGTAGAACTTCATGGGCTTTTCATCGGGTTTGGCAATCAATATTTTTCTGCCACCTTTCTTCCAGCGATACACTGGAATAGCCAACTTCTTGAATCTATCAGGCGGTCGATGAATTACTTGGTCATGTTGTAGATCATTTTTTACAATGCGGTGCCAAAACTTCCAGCCCATGGGATTCAACGGACCACGTTGATTGCCCATGTATCCAGTATCCATGAAATAAAAATCTCTGCCTTCAAACCAACAGCGTTTCATTATTTTATGTTTTAGGATTCCACGTAGAACAATAGGATCTTCACTGTCGTCATAATTAAAATCATCAGAATTGATTATTCTACCGCCACTGCCTATAGCAAAGGAATTGATATATTCGTCTTCGCCGCCCTTACTGAGATATATGGCATTTTTCATACTCTTTCTATATCCTCTTCAACACAACTTTGTCCGTATTGTATTTCAACAATTTTACAAGGTACATCATAAGGATTTGTTAATTGATGCCACTCGGCAACCGGTATTTTATATTCTTGGTGTTTAATTAATTCTGCAGGTAGCAATCGATAACCGTTAGGCATCATGCTGTTAACTATACACTGCCCTTCGCTTACTATCCAATATTCTGAACGCAGTTGATGCCGTTGCATACTTAGACTCTTGCCAGGGTCGACTGTGAGTTCTTTTACTTTCATTCCGGGAACTTCGTGTAGCACACGATAGTAGCCCCATTGGCGTTCAGTCTTGGGCGCCTTCCATTCTTGCAATATCCATGAACTAGAATTCATTTTATGTTCGCCACCTACACCAAACACAAATTCTAAATGAAGCATTTCTTCAAGTAGGTCCATTTCTGGAATATTTTCTTTGGTTCTATCGCCGCCGTTGGCAAAGATTATTCGAGCACCTGGGTCTATTGCTCTAACTTTTCTAATGGCATCTTTGGCGCTGCCGTCTGCATCATCAAAATTAATAACTCGATCTACATCTTTAATAGCACTTAGTATACTGGCACGTTCTTCCCAGGGCATAAACTCTTGCCCTTTCTTACGGCGTAGCCACGCATCAGAGTTTGCCCCAACGATTAAAACATCACCTAGTTTTTTAGCCTCTTTGATGTAATTGATATGACCTGAATGAACGGGGTCAAATCCACCTGTTGCAATTACAATTGTTTTCATATGATTATTTATGTGCTACTATTATTGGCAATTTTTTCGTGAATGAACTGTTTACTATCCGTTAGATTTTTTCTAATAGGTTTTGACTCTTTACTACCCCAATGATAAAATCCAAAATTATAATTGTGTTGGCCTTGGTCGTAATCCCAATTTGGGATTTCATAAAACGGATATTTTTTAACCAACTCTACTACAACATCCCCGTCATATGGCTTTGGCAATTTTAAAATTTCACCGCTTTCCCACATATTTTCATATTCATAAATTAAATCACTTAACAACGGGTGTATAGGATTAATAAAAATCATTCCTGGATCTATGTGATTAATTTGACTGTTCCCTAATCCCCACACGCATCCAGATTTTAAAAAATTAGATATATGTTGATCAAACTGGTCTTGATTAAAATCGTAAACTTCAATATCGGTATCTAGCAAAACAATACAATTGTAGGATTTTAAATTTCTAATAGCCCATATTTGAGATCTCATTTTCCTCCAGAACATATTCTGTTTTTGAGATTTGCTATAGACTTTTAAAAAATTTGAATTTGGATTATCTAATATATTAGAATTAACCATAGTAAATCCGTTGCAATGTTCGAAATCACATATTAGATATTTGTCCCCGGGCAACGTATTCCAAGAAGGTACACAGCAAGAGGCAATGATATCCCAATAAATAGAATCTGTTAAACCAGCCCAGGCTATTTTTTGCATCTTATATTTATATGCGTATATTATAAGATAAATATTCCATAAGGAAATATAATGAAAGCTCCAAGGATGACACAGATTTTTTTAGATGCTATATGGAAAAAAAATCAGCCAGGATTTTATGTTGAATTAGGAGCATGGGATGGTTGGAAAAAGAATAGCACCATCATATTGGAACAAACTGGCTGGGATGGCGTTTGTATAGAACCTACACCTGAAAGTTTTACCAAACTAATTGAAGCAAGAAAATGCAGGTGTATTAATATTGCTGTTTATAATAAAAACGGCATTGAAAAATTTACAAAATTTAAAGACGGTTCGGCTAGCAACGGACTCTATGATACTCATAGCCCGTTGCACAAAGAAGTTTATGAAACAAGAGACATTGAATTTATAGAAGTTAAAACTGTCACTTGGGATAAACTGGAATTACCGGCTCATATCGATTACCTTCAATTAGATACCGAAGGATCAGAACTTGAAATACTTAAGGCAATTGACTGGAATACACAATCGATATCTTATATTTGTTTAGAGGATAACATGTTAAATTTTTCCAATGACAAAACATATTCTAATTTTATGACATCTATCGGTTACACCTGTATACTATCTCAAGGTGTAGATTACCTATGGCACAAGGATTAAAATAATGAAAGAATTTGAAAGTCAAACATATTCTCAAAATGGTGAAGATGGCATCATTGAGTATATCTTCGAAAAGATAGGCACAACAAATAAAATTGCAGTAGAGTTTGGAGTTAGTGTAGGCGCAGTTAGCGGTCAAACAAATACTAGGCTGTTAGCTGAAAAAGGATGGACTACATTTTGGTTTGACTGTGAACCATCGTTGGTGGTGCCTGTAAATTGTACGTTTACGCAGGCTAAACTAACATCAAGTAATATTTGTTCTATGTTTGAATCTGTTGATATTCCTAAAGACATAGATTTACTTTCTGTAGACGTAGACGGAAACGATTATCATCTAAGAGAGGCTTTAAAAGAATATAGTCCTAGAGTATGTGTTATGGAATATAACGGCGCATATGACGGAACAACTAAGTATATCATGCCAGAAGATGATAGCTATGTATGGAAAAATAAAGAAACTATTTTTGGTGCAAGTTTATCTTCGTTAACTGATCAAGCTAATAGATTAGGTTATGATTTAGTGCATTGTGAGAAGCGGGGAGTGAATGCTTTTTTTGTAAGGAAAGACATAAATCCGTTTCCAGCTAGAACTAGTGAACAAGCATGGGTGCCGTTATTTTGGGCGTGGAGAAAGAAAAAATGAATTTGTGGATAGATATTTTTAAAAATGATTATGCTAAATTATTAGACCGCGGTGCATCCGGTGCTGCTAGAGGGCTAGTGGAAGGCCTATATAAAAGAGCAGAAGGCTTTCAGATTATTTTCGAAACCTTATTAGAACAAAAATCAAATGATTTTGCCATTATAGAAACTGGCACTGTGCGAAAACCCAATAATTGGAAAGATGGCAACAGTGGTTTTTTGTTTTCCGAAATGGTTAGATTGCATGGCGGATTTGTGCGTTCAGTAGACATTGATCAAACTGCTGTAGATACCGCTAATCAATTTATTGATCAACAATATTATAGATCATTTTGCTCAGATAGTGTTGCATGGTTAGAGTCATTAGAAGATTTAAATACCATTGATTTATTTTATCTTGACAGCTACGATGTAAGATGGGATAATGATGCTCCGAGTGCTGCACATCATTTAAAAGAATTTCAGGCCATTGAAAAACATTTAAAGCCTGGATGTGTTGTTGCTATTGACGATAATTCAAGACTGTTAGAAACCAACAAACGTACAGGTAAAGGCCGTATGATTGTTGAATATTTAGATTCTAAAGGCATTGTACCTGTGTACGATGCTTACCAAATAATTTATAAGTTTTAAGGAAAATTATGATAGTAGATACATTATTGTTTAATGATGAATTTGATATGTTAGATATACATCTAGCAATTACAGAACATTATGTAGATAGATGGATTGTATTAGAAGCCAGCAGAACATTTAGTGGATTGCCTAAACCTTATAATTTAACAAATAATTTAGACCGGTATAAAGAAAAGTACGGAGATCGATTAGAAGTTATTAACTTAGAATTAGCAGAAGATCAAAAAAATTTAGTATGTGAAACTATGATGCGCAGAGGATTCCGTGAATCATTAAACAAGTATGATGCCGAGGATGTAATCATACACGGAGATTTGGACGAAATTATAAATCCGGAAAAATGGGATTCTATAATTGCCTTAATGGAAGAACATAATAAGCCGGTGTCTTGTATATTTGAAATGTATTTTTATAGGTTTGATCAAAAAGCAGGTAGAAGTTGGAAAGGTAGTGTAGTTGCTAAAAAAAGAATGTTTGATACTCCGCACGATCTATACAAAGGAGATATGGGAGTAGTCAAACGGAAAAATAGAAATCATTGCGCAGGGTCGGACGGACATGTTGGATGGCATTGGACATGGATGGGCAACGACACCTTAATTAAAAATAAAGTAGTAAGTTGTATCGAAAGTCAGCATCGAGATCCCGAACAAGTGTTGGATGCTTTTAAGAAAGTTGATAGTATGTCAGCAATTAATCATAAAGCAGGTAGTGAAATCGTAAATCCAGTTTATCCGGACTCAGTGTTGCAGATAATTAAAAACTATCCAGATTATTGGCATAACTCTATTACAGTTTTTCAACAAACCAACATCGACCACTCCGACGAACTTTAATATTTCGTTGGCCAAAGAATTCCCATACTGCTTTCTGGACTCCAGGATGTCCTTTAGTATAGTCATCTCCACCAAAGAAGGAACCTGGTTTAATTTTTGGCCACCAAGCATTTAAATCCTGGATAACACATTCGTATGTATGTCCGGCATCTACATAACAAAAGTCAACAGAGTTATCATTAAATTGTTTAGCCGCATCCCAACTTAAAGTTTGAATCGTTTCAATCTTATCAAGCACAGGGGCCACGTTATCGTGAAATATCTGTTTGAGATTTTTAGTAGACCCATGATCTTTTAGTTCAACTCCTCCGTCCCATGTGTCAACCGCGTAAAATTTCCCTAATTTATTTCTGTTGAGTAATTCAACCACACAGTAGGCAACAGATCGACCAGTCCACGAACCTAATTCTACCCAAACTCCGTTAGCAGGAAATCTTTCAAGAACAATGTTGAGAAAAACTGTATTTTTCTCACTCATAAATCCGTCAAATTTCTGATAAAAGTGTTCCATCGTATTTCCTCATTAGGTCATTCATTGTGTAGCTTTTTGTCATGTACTGAGACACATTATCTAGAACACTAATTTCTAGATCACCGGGGCGTCTTGGCATAACTTGTATTTTAAAATCACAGTTATTTACTTGTTTATAAATTGCTACCATTTCCTTCACGCTGGTGCCTACACCGTGACCTAAATTTTCTAAATTGTTTGCCGGAGTATCAATGGCTTTAACTAGTGCTGCACAAATTTCATTTACATGGGTGTAATCCCTAATGCATGAGCCATCTCGAGTGTTATAATCGTCACCATACAGATAAAAGATACCTTCTTTTTCAGCCCGCATAAGGCTAAAGAATAGACCATCGGGATTTGTGGGAGGTAATCCGTCTGCTCCAGTTACGTTGTAAAATCTAAACATTGTAAAATCTTTATTTTGATTTTTACAATAATCTTCTACAACTAACTCTGCCATCTTTTTAGAAATACCATAAGGACTAGCCATGCCGGCAGCAGATCCAGTTGATGCAAACACAAAGTTTTTATATTTTAAATTTTTAAGTAAATGCCTAGTTCCGTTTACATTTGTATCAAAATAATCTTCTGGATATTTTGTTGAACGACTTACATTTACTAGTGCTGCTAAATGAACTACAGTATCAAATTCTAAGTCCCAATTGACTGTGCGTATGTCTAATGGAGTTGTGGGATCTTTTAAATCTAATTTATAGATGTCATATTTGTTTGCAAGCATTTGAATAAGGTGCTTGCCGATGTAACCTTCCGATCCAGTAACTAAAACTTTTTTCATAGTCTTCTATGCTTCTTGTTGATATCTTCTATTCTTCCGAGCAGTTCTAAATCTACTCTTAAATCAATTGCTTCCATTTGTATTGCTGCAACATCTTTAGGAAAACAGGCGCCTCCCCATCCATATTGGCCGTCAGGTCCCGGCACATCTAAATGACTGTATCCAATTCTACCATCGTGCTTGGCAAGATATGCTAGATCATCCCACTCAACTTCTACAGCATCTGCTAATTTTTTAAAATCGTTCATAAACGATACTCTAGCAGCAAGATAACTATTCATTAGATATTTGTGTAATGCTGCGACCTTAATTGGTACAATGGTAAATTTATCACTGACCATTGGTCGTCCGTGCTGAATAACTGTACGTGCTTTTACAGCCCACTCGTAATCCCCGCCAAGAATACATGAATCTGCATTGGCATAATCTATAGTAGCATTTGCCGCTGTTAAAAATTCTGGACAATGTACAATATTAGGATATTGTTTTTGTAAACGTGCGTACACGCTAGGAGGCGCCGTTGATTTACATATAATGGGAAGTTGATTATTAATCACAATAAACAACAACTCTTTTAGAGTCTGTTCTAGTATAGAACTATCGCAACGCCCATCATCTGTACTAGGTGTAGGCACACATACAAAGATAGCATCGCATCCTACAAATTCAGTAATTTCTGCACTATCTTTGCGTTTGGGATCTCTAATAACTAAATCATCATGCCGATGAGCCCACCCAATAGCCTGTCCTACAAAACCAAATCCTATGATACCTATTTTCATAATGATGCGTCTTCTAGTCCTGATACTCGTAGTTTCACAATGTTGCTAAGATGCCATTGTTTCTGATCAAGTGCTTTGATAATGCCCAACCACTTGTTTCTAAGCAGGGCAAAGTCGTTGATTATTTTTTCAAAATCTACCACGTCAGCTTCACCTTCTACAAACTTTTCACAGTCTCTAGAACTTAGTTGACGTTGGTAGTTTTCAAGGTACTTGCGGAAATGTTGACTACGAAGTCTACGAAGTTCAATGTTTAAGTACTCAAGGATACCTTCAATTTCTTGAAGTTGATTAAAGCGTTCTTCCACGATGCCGGGCATTTGCGAACTTGCCTTCTCGATGTTTCCCGCTATGCGGACATCTTGTTTTGCTTCGATTAACTCAGCTTCATAATAGGCCACAGCATCAGGAATGTTGCTTATATCTTTACTTACCCTGTCATACCAATTCATTTATTCCTCATCTTCGTCGTAGTATTCTTCTTCCTCTTCCTCAATTTCTTCACCGTCAATTGAATATTCTATTGCGGTGTCTAGGTAAGGATCAACACCAAGAAGGCTTTCAAGTGTTGATTCTTTAATACCGTAATCTAATAGTGTATTAACAAAGTCGGCAGCAAGATCTTTTCTATGCTTTTCTGGAATGTGCTCGATAACCAATGTCCAGATATCCGCAATTAAGTCGTCTTTCATTCAGTGACCTCCAAGTCTGATTCAACTGTAGTAGTTATCTCAGAAGTGGAAATTTCACCGTGTTTTGAAATGTCAGCCATTGCAATGTCTAGTCCATCTTTCTCATTGCGTTCCCACGCTTTGCGGAACTGTTTGATGATCTCGCCATCGGCCGTGGTATAGACTAGGCTGTTTCCTTCTTTCTTAAGCATGCCTTTGGCTTCGAATAGATCGACCAGCCCACTATATGGATTCATACCTGTTTCATAAGGAATTTTAACCTGCACACTTTCAAAAGGTTTGGCGTATCGTGTTTTCATAACCTTGCAGGCAGCACGAATACCTTTGACCTCTGAAATCTTGTTGCCATCCTCGTCTTCTTTGAGTTTGAGTTTGCGCATGGCTACCACGATAGAACTTGCGTAGATAAAACCTTGACCACCCGAAATCTTGTCATCGGGATCAAACATGTCTTGGCTGGCATAGGTGTGATTGGTACATACTAGACCGATGTTCAATGAACCAAACATGTTGACACAGTTACGAACCAGTGCTGTAAGTGCTTTAGGCTTGCGACCCATGTCGCCTTTGAGATCCCCGGCTTCGAACTGATTGACGTCCGTGGGAGTCAGTAACATTCCAAGACTGTCTATCACAAACAAGATCTTGGGACGTGCGGCTTCATCCATAGATTTATATTCTGCCACAAACTCCACGATGGTCTTAGCCACATCATCGATCATGGCCATGTTCAACTTCATTAATTTATCTTCTGAAGTATCTACCCCTAATGCTTCTAGCCAATCTTTATCCAAGGCGTTTTCTGTGTCAATCAATATGGGAAAGATGCCAGACGCCTGTGCGTTTTTGACCAAATTACCTGCACAGATAAAGCTCTTGCCTGCGCCTGATTCACCGGCGAACACAGTGACCTTGCCCAGTGGAATGCCTTTGTAAAAATCTCCGCTAATCAAATAATTCAGTGCGAAGTTGTTGGTTGAGATCCAATCTACCGGATCGTTGAAGCCAATGCTAAGACCTTCGATGTTCTTAGTGATTGACTTTCTAAATTTAGAAATATCAAATGCTTTAGCCATATTAATTGTCCAAGTTTAATGCGTTGTATTCTTTAATTAACGCAATTAATTCTTCTTCTGTATTGCAGACTGTTTTAGAATTTTTCCATTCTTCTTTTTTATCACGCCCGCCGATTTCAACCATCCAAGCGTTGTCATAACGATTGATAGTGATCGATTCGCTTACTTTTTCTAATTTAGTTAGTTTTGCCATTATTATTTTCCTAGAGATGAAAGAGAGTGCGAGATTGCCCCGCACTCTATGTTTAGCTTAATTACTTCTGACGATTGCGAATCATGGCAAGGATGTCTTGCGCACGACTTGCACCATCAGCTGATGCTGGAGTTGCTGCTGGTGCAGCCTTAACGGCCGGAACAGACTCTTCATCAAAATCTTCACTGGCCTTAGCAGCTGGTGTTGATGTATTAGCTGTTGCACGATGTGGATCACCTGTTGCGGATCCCATACCTGCTGGTTTGAAGTATTGCCCCCAACGATCCATGTCGTAGGCTTCACCGTCAACTGACGCTTCAAACATTTCTTTCATTACCTTGAGTTCTACATCAGTAGGCTTCTTAGGTAGGAAATCGCTCAAATTAAACAAACCATGAGCTTCAATGGCCGCTGCTTCAACTTCAGTTAAAGAACGTTCACGACGGCTCCACTTTGAAGTAGAGTAGTCAGCAAAGCCGCCTTTTGATGTCTTGGCAATACGGAAGTCTACGCCCTTGAGGTAGTCAGTTGGCAATTCTTCCAACTCTGGATCCATTAGTGCTGAACGGATAATTTGATAGATTTGAGGACCAATGATAAATCTACGAATTGGATTCTCAGGCTGCTTATCTTCCTTGATAGGATCTTCAACAACAAAGCCTTGGAAAATGTATGAACGCTTTTTCCAATACTTACGACCCATTTCTTCCAATGATTTATCTTTGAACCAACCACGCACTTCTGAAAGGATTGGACAAACTGTACCGTCGTTGTACATTTCCACGCAAGGTACTTGTACCTGCACTGGACGACTGTCTGTTTCACCTTTAACGCCTGCGAACGGCAATTTGATCATTGCACGTTCTACCCAGAAAAATGTATTGGCTGAATTGCCGTCGGGTAGCAAACGGATAACCGCTTCCTTGCCTTCTTGCATGTTCCAATGTGGATAAATTGCGTTGTCTCCACCGCCGGTGGATTGTCCTGTGGACTTTGATTGTGCTTCTTGAAGTTTCGCACGAATTTCTGCTAATGATGCCATTTTATATGCCTCCTATGTTATGCCTAAAATGTTTATATGCCTTATGCACATGTTTTATTATGCGCTTTTTATTTATCAAGGTCAATGATTATCTGATAGTTTTTTGATTTTATTTTGCCAAAAGAAAAAGTGGGTCAAACCCACTTTTCCTTATACGCTGCCATTGCTCGTTGCCTTGCTAGCCATAATCTAAACTTTACATAATCAGATAAATCATCATCTAATATCTTGCCAAACTTACGTGATTGGAGATTACGGCCAAAAACAATCTCATCATCGATGACAAGACTGTTTTGTTCTAGATCAAGATTACTTAGCTGCCGGCTTTGCTTCTGCCTTAGCTGCGTCTTTCTTTGCAGGCTCACTTTTGGCAGGCTTCTTTTCGTCCTTCTTGGCATCTGCTTTAGCTGGTGCTGAAGCGGCTGGCTTGGCTTCTTCTTTCTTGGCAGGTGCCTGAGCAAATGCTGATACTGCAAACAACGATGCTACTACGATTGCGATTGCTGATTTCATTTTAAAGTTTCCTTTAGGTTATGCGCAAAGAATATTCTCTGCGTATATATATAACGCTTTAGATGGCAATTTCGTTGACAATTGATTTAGCCAAAAGAAAGGACACCTAAGTGTCCGATCTAATAGAGTTAACTAGACTCTAACTGCTACGAACAATCTTAATAGCCTGCTAATTCTCTAATACGAGCAAGTTCTGCAATTTGTGGATCCTGTTGTTGTGGAGCCATACGCTCGACCATTTTGCGAGCAACCATTTCTGCCTGTTCACCAAACTTCTTGCCTACCATGATCACAACGCCTTCTGGGCCTTTAGGGAATGTTCCTGAATTACGATCATAGAAGCTGTGGATAAATTCTGCTAATTCTTGTACATTCATTGCCTTTTTCATACCCTGCTGTGCTAGATGTTTTGCCTTGGAATATTCTTGTCCATGTTTACCAGGTGTTACTGGCTTGCTTGGTTTTTCATCTGGATCAAATGGGGGGTCATCATCTTTCTCGCCTGGTTCGCTGTCAGCTTCTCCCATACCTAGTTCTTGTTTGCGTCTTGCCAGCCCCGCTGAACTTGTTGGTGATTTTGTTTTTTCATCTTCTAGATCCTTTAGAGTCATTGGATCTTCGCCTTGTTGTTTGCGTAGATATGCTGGAACATCACTTTTGTTAGGACCGTCTGCTGCTTCTTGTGGAATTTCTTCGCCTTCTGGTTGCTGTTCACCTGCAGGCTCTTCTTCCTGAAAGTCGCCAAAGTCTAAACCTTCTAGTGCTTCTGGGGCATTAGATTCTAGCCAGTCTTTAACAAGTCCTCTAACATCTGCATCTGGATCTGATTTTGCTGTTTCTTTGATCTGTTTGAATAATTGTGGATCTTCTATGATGCCTTTTAGGCTTTCGATAGCATTACTACCATCGACGCCAACGGAAAATGCTTGGCCTACTAGTTCTTGTAATTCTTGTTTTGCTGTCTGTTGTTCTTCTGGGTCTTGACTAGCAATTGCTGAGTCTTCGCCTAACCCCATAACCCAAGATTCAAATCGATCAAACTCGTTGTGTTCCTCAAGTTCAACATCTTCTACTGTATCTTGTTCTGTGGTTGTCATTGCGACTATGTCGTCATAGCCTATGTCGCTTTCTTTCATTAGTCTATACAAGACTGGAAACACATTTTTAATATCTTCTTTAAAGTTTCTAACTGTGAATTTTTCTGTAAATTCTTCTACAAACTCTTGTGGAACTTCTTCTTGTGTTTGTGCCTGGAATGATTCACGATACTGCTCGTAATATCCTTGCTTGCTCATAGCCTTAATTTGCTCGCGCAATCTGTTTAGTTGTTCTGCTGATCTTTCCACAACATTATTTGTGTCTGAATTCATTAGGTCGTTGCGAACAACATAATTGCCAAAGCTCTTTAGTTGTGCAATTTCTTCACTCATAGTCACAATACTTTTGCCAATGTCATCATAAGGAACACCACCATTGGCCACATGTCGTTGCATTGCTCTTGCACCTGCTAGGTGAATGAACGGATATTTAAAACGTTCACCGTCTTGATTTTCAACGAACAGTCCAGAAATATTTCTTGATCTAGCACCTGGTGCTGCATCATCCATAACTGCTTGGCTGTGTTTGATAATTAGACGGGTGTCCATTAACTTTTGATAACTAACGGTCTTTGATCCGTATAGTGCGCTTTCACTCATAATGCTTTCTCCAACAGGTTTGACTACTGTGTTTGATTGATCTTTGGGCGTATTGTGCTGGGTGAGAAATTCATAATCTCTCTGATCTAGATTGTCTTTGGCAATATCTCTAGTATCAAATGCCATTAGTCTTCGTTTGGCAAATGTACGTAATTCTTTCAAAAAACCATACCAGTTGGTTTTCTGTCCACCGTCCATTGATTCTGTAATTCCTGTTGAGAAATATACTTTCAATGAATTTTGTTCTGCTAGGCTAATGCTAACATGCCCTATCGCAGTTTCGCCTTCCATATAATCAAAATCAAAGAAGCGGGCATCTTCGGGATTGATAGTGATGGCACCGCCAGAGTCGCCTAGTTTTAGGCCTTTGAAGCGGCTTCTAATTTTATAGAATAAATCAGTGGCTATATTGTTTGTTGCGTCCATAGTTATATTTATCAAAAACCGCTAGAGACAAATATCGGCATGGGCATTTGATCTTCGCTTAATTTTTCCGTCATCTTTTCGTAGATCTTAGGATCCCAGTCTGACAATATGCCCGCCATGCGTATTACCAACAGCATGGCACTTACTAGGTCATCATGTTCGCCTGTTTTAGCGCCAAATCCCACTCCGTGTGCCACAAACGTTTTAAGTTCAGATATTAGAGGTTTTGAATAAATCTTCATTTTCTGTGTTTCTAACATGTGTTTAACCTGGCTGCAAGCAGTGATTTTTGACTTATGTGTGGTATTAAATCCTTTTCTGAATTTACGTACATGCCCCTTGCGAATTGGCTCAGAAAGGAATAAACCTGGAAAATTCTCTTCACCTATGTTATTGATCACAATAAGGGCAGCTTCACCTAGAGTGTTATTCTCCACTGAATAGTATAGTTGAGGAGCACTGCCTTTTTCCATGCCACGGTCTTGAATATACTTACATATTTCTCTTAGATGTTTAACTTGCGCTTGAATGGGGGTTAGATTGTGTCGCCACTCTGCCACCTGTTCCATACTGGGCATTTCAAAAACTTGGATAGCACCATAGTCACCGCCTGTGCCTAGTGAAGGATCTAGAGAAACTAGATAGGTGGATCTTGGATCAATATCTTTATAGAACCGTGTTTGTCCCATGGTCATAATAGGGTCAATGCCTTTCATTTCTGCCAGACGTACTGCGTTGATTAGTGTTTCATCAAAGATCAAGAATTCGCAATCAAATTCACGACGGAATCTTTCCTCACCAATTTTAGCACGTTCTGTTTGCGCCCATTTTTCATCACGATCCGGATGTTCTGCCCAGTGTGCAAAGAAACTATGAAATCCATTCATGCCTAGTGCTTGTTCATTTCCGTGTTCGTCAAACTTCTTGTTGGCTTCTGTCCAGATCAAGGCAAACTGATCTTCGTCTGAGTTAGGTGTTGATGTGATGATACACTTACCACCAGTTGATAGTGTGGGGCTTAGTGCGGTCCAAAACTCCTTGGCTTTCTCTGGAGGTTGCACGAATGCGAACTCATCGCAATAGATCAATGAAAGAGATTTACCGCGTCCTGTATTTTCTGTAGTTGTTACTGCCTGTATACGAGCACCGTTATCGTATTCGATGGTGTTTCTGTTATAGCTGTACACTCCAGCACGAATAAAGTCTGGCAAGTTTTCATAGCCAAATCGATAACGATTCATGATATCCTGTGCGCCTTCGTATTTGTGCGCAGCAATCAATACCTGTGCTTCAGGAACAAACATAGTAAACCACAGAAGGTATCCTGTGGCACAGGTGGTCTTGCCCATCTGTCTTGGCAGCATGGCAATGCACTGTTTGTTATTGTGATAGGCATCTATCAGTCTTTCTTGATAGTCATAAGGCACAAACGGAATTGATCCTCTAACCGGATGTTGTATCTTAAGGAAATTTTTGCAAAAATACAGAGGACCTGTTATAGGATCCATACAGGCTTCAAGATGCTGAACTTCCTCAAGTGTGTAGCGTTGAGGGGCATGAGCTTTCTTAATTAATACGCCGTCTAGTGATTTTGCCATATTGTTATTTACATAAAAAAAGCACCCCGTAGGATGCTTTTTGGTATTGCTATTAAATGATTATTTTTTTAAACGACCATCTGCTTCTGCTGACTTTAGCATGGCTGCACGGTCCGGATAGCTACCACGTTTAACATCTTTGGCAGCATCTTTCTCACCCTGTGTAGGATTCTTAACATGCTTTAGTGGATCAAACTTGGCTTCTGCTAAACGAGCACGTAATTCTTCTTTGATACTGGCACGTAGTTGTTCTTGACTTTCGTAAGCACCTGCAGCCATAGGATTGTCGCCACGATATGGTTTACCGCTAAAACTTTTCTTTGGCTTGTTCAAGTCGTCGCCGTCTGGAATAGCAGCATCCATGCCGCGATATTCTTGATCTGGTGCGTCAGTAGGAGCATTACCAAATGCTTCTTCCTTGTCTTTCTTGCCATCTTTTTCGTCGTCTTTTTCCATG